AAAATTTTCGGCAAGGCAAACATCCTCACTTTTCAGCTTTTTCGGTATTGCTACCGACTTAGGGCTTGCGTATTCTGAGCCGTAAACTTCGACTGTGTTGTCTGGTTGGTATTGGTAGGTAATCATGGCAAAAGCTGGGGCTGCTATTGCACCTAGCCATAATGTGTTGGTTAATGTTTTCATGCTCTACTCCGTATATAGGCGTAAAAAAACCAGCTTATTAAGGCTGGCAAAGAGGTAAATAGAAAGCGCGGCTCCACAAAATTGTAAAACACCACATTTGACACAAGTTAATAAAAACCGCGCTTTGTATTTAATCCGTTCTAATCGCGCCCGTGAACGGTAACGGGGAAGTGGTAACGAGTGTCATAACCATCGCTTGCAATATTGACTCGGGCGCTAAGTAATCCGCTAGGAAACCTTAACGCTTGCGCGGATATGCCAGCCGCTTGATAGGATTAACCTATTCAATAACCACTCTCTTGACCGTACTTTCCGATCTGTCAGTTTAGTTTTTACCTTTTTAGAGGTTGATTTGAGAGCGGTTATTGAATAGTGCCACTCTACTGCGCGGTGGCTGTGCGCGTTCCCAAGTTGTTAAAGTGCTGGTTGCGTTTTGTCGTTCGCTATGGGTGTAATATTAATCTAGCGGGCGTTATTTGTAAAGTGCTGTTTTACATTTTTCTTAAAAATTTTTAAGCTGCAAATAAATTTATAAGCATTTCAAAGCGTTAAGTAGTGATAGTTGATTAGCGTCTTTGCTGTTTAACACCTTTATTACGCGCTCATCCAAACAACCTTTAGCTATTAGGTGAACAACACGGACGGGTTTGGTTTGTCCTTGTCGGTATAATCGGGCATTAAATTGTTGGTAGTATTCAAGATTCCATTGCATTGAGAACCATACCATCAATGAGCCGCCATGCTGTAAGTTTAAGCCATGGCCAGCGGATTGAGGATGGGCTAATAGCATCTTAATACCCCCATTGTTCCATCGGTTGATTGTGTTGGGGTCTTTATCTAACACAACGGCATCGGGAAAGGCTTTTAGTAACCGCTCAAGGTCGGACTTAAAGTTATAAGCAACAAGCATCGGCTCATCGTTTTGCTCTACTAGTTCTTTTAACGCCTCAATTTTAACATCGTGCAATACGCTGTAATTGCCGTTTGCGTCGGTGTATGTTGCGCCTGAGCAAAACTGCAATAGCTTGTTAGCCAAAACAGCGGCATTCATGGCTTCCAGTTCTTGACCGTCTGCAAGCGTTAAAAACAGTTCTTTTTCAAAAGTGTCATACGCTGTTTGCGCTTGTTCGGGTAGTTCTAGCAGTTCGGTTAATATTATTTTTTCAGGCAATTCTAAATAATCCGCCGCTTGCATACTGATAACCTTATCGCTTATCGCTTCGTGTATCTTTTGGCTTGCGCCTGCACGTATCTTATAACTAAAGCCGTGATAATCGGTTTCAAAATAGCGGTCACGATATGCCGTTAAGGTTTTACCAAGTGACGCGCCATAATCCACAAGGTACATTTGCGCCCACAAGTCGATTAAACCGTTAGGGCTGGGTGTGCCCGTTAATAGCACCATGTAATCGGTTAGACTGCTAACCGCCTTTAATGCCTTAAATCGCTTTGATGTAGCGTTCTTAAAACTTGATGACTCGTCAACAAAGATAGCGTCGAAAGGAAAGCGTTTGCCGTAGTGCTTGACTAACCAAGGGATGTTTTCACGATTGATAACGTACACATCGGCATCAAACTGTAAAGCAGATAGGCGTTTCTTTTCGCTACCTGTAACCACTGACACGCGCAAATGTTTTGTGTGTGACCATTTACTAGCCTCTTGCGCCCAAACGCTGTTAGCAACCCTTAGGGGCGCAATGATAAGCACTTTTGAGCAAGTGAAGCTGTCTATCATATCGCTAATGGTTGTGAGGCTGGTTGCTGTTTTACCAAGCCCAAGGTCAAGGAATAACGCGCATCGTTTTTTGTCTTTAATGAAGTCAATCGCCTTGTTTTGGTAGGCGTGAAGGTTATCGCGGGAAAGCATGATCAATCGCCTCTTTAGTATCTAACACCAACACAGTGCAACCGTACGCCCGACGCTTTTCATGATCGCGTAATTGTAGCTCGGTTGGTTTTTTGTTCGGTGCTTTTAGTTCTACAAAAATAATTTGACCGTCTGGCATTGTTACAATGCGGTCGGGTACTGATCGCTTGGCTGGGCTGGTAAACTTTTCGCACATTCCGCCCAACTCTTTTATGCGCTTAACTAAATAGGCTTCGATTTGTTTCTCTAACATGGTAGTTTCACCCACTTAAAGCCTTTATAAGTATTTTTATATCCGTTGCATACGTTATAAATTGATGACTTGGTAAAGGTTGGATTTTTAATAAGTATGTCTTCCATAGAAGCATAGGCTTTAACTAATTCACCGTCTTTTGTGTATTGCTCAAACGTATATTCACGGCGACTAACTTTAACTTTTTGAGCCATTGCTCGCTTTTTGTCTTCATCTTGCCATAAGCGGCTAGACGCTTGCGCTATTTTATTACGCCATTCTTGGTTATATTTTGCGCCGTTAGCGTGATTAATTTTTTGCTTTTCAGATATAGCCTTTAGGCTTTGCTCACTTAAAACTCGATTATAAGCTGGATTATCTTTTCCTTTAACTGAGCGCATAACGTTATAGCCGATTACGTTTGTCTTAAACGTATCAATCCATTTTGTTTCTTGATCCCTTAAATCACTGTCGCTAATATCATCAAACACTTCCAAAACATAAAAAGCAAACTTATCTAAGCCATAAGCAATAACATCGGCTTTTAATTCAACATAATAGCCGTCATCAGCACACAGGGTTAACACAGACTTATGTTTGCTAATTCTAGCTTGATAATTTCGCGTTAAACCAATGTACTTTTTATTGTTTATCGTGTTCTCAATGCAGTAAATATAACCTTTCATGATACGCCCTAACCTTTCAACATAGTATCCATTATAGGGTAATACCTTGATAAAGTCTAGCGATAACCAATACTTTTTAAGATTTCACGGGCTTCATTTACATAACGCTGGTAATCAATATTATCAGTTAGCTTGTTTGGTAATTCCATCAGGGGGGTAGAATAGTCAGACTTTGCTACTTTATTGCCGTTGGTCTTATAAAGAATAGACTCGCCATCTGTTGACCAATACCACCTGACCGTTTTACCTAAGTATTGATTTCGCCACACAGCCCCACCTTTGACGGAGCGAACACATAAGAAACGAGAAACGTCTGTACACGCTTCGATTGTTTGCTCAAGTTTAATCCCATCGCGTATAAACGCCTTAACCGCATCAACACATACATTAAATTGCGGATTAGTGGTTAGTATTGAATCAGCAAATAAGCCTTTTGCTTTGAATTTGCCATTAGGCTCTAAGCCTAAATAGGTGTTGACGCTTGCCGAATAAATACCCTTATAGACTTCTGTTTCTAGCCCGTAGCCTGTTGTCAATTCCCAATCAAAACAAATGGTATCAACTTCGTTTTTAAGCGTTCTAGGATAATAGATAGCAATGCCGTCGGTGTTAGCGGATACCGTTTTAACGCCTATGTTTTTGAGCATTTCAATCAGCATCAGCAGACTTAATTGACCTGTAAGGGTTACGGCTAAAAGTAAATCAGGCGAATAGAGTGGGCTAAACTTATTGCCAAATAGCCCAAAACTACTGTTTAAGACTAGCTTTAAGCTATCGGCTGTGTATTTATCACCTGACTTTTTAGCAGATACGCGCGTCTTAAAAACGTCGTCATAAATGTTCAAAAATTTAATACCTAGCGTTTTTGGGTATAGCTTTTCGCCTAAAATAATTGACGGATAAAAACTGGTAACATCGCGCATATCAAGCGCGTAATTTTCACACTCTTCAACAGTTTGCGCTGATTCTTGCGAGTGTAAGCCACCAATACCAAACTTATATTTTGCGCCATCAAAAGTGATAGTTGTCCCTATTTCTTTTGGTAGTTCAATGTGACCAGTGTCTTTGATTTCATAATCGGCGTTTTGCACATTATGCAACACCTGTTGTAATTCCTTGCTCTCAAACTTAATAAATGATGGGGCGGCATACTTTATTTTATGCCCCTTTTTATAGGTCACGGGCTTAACGTTTTTTAAGCCTAACCGACTCAAAAAATATTCCTTTGCCACCTTAGCACCGCCAAATGAACGCAAGTCTTTACCTAATTGATCTGACATTTTAGCGCGTAGGTCAATTTCATGTTTTACGTTTTGGTAAAGTAGCCACGTCACATCAAGGTCGTTTTCGCAATAGGCTTTTAGTTCTTTGCGTTGGGTTTCGTTTATTGTTTCACTGGGGTCTATCGGCAAGTCTTGCAAGCGTTTAGCACCTAACCTTGCACCGTATGTTTTAAGTCCCACCATAACCCCAGGGGAAGGGTCTTTAATGTCGATATGCTCCCAATCCATTGGGATTTCTAAATCATATTTTCTTAGCGTTTGCCACGGCGCGTCACCATTCATCACAATTTCATCAGATAGCTTTTTTATTTGCTGATTACTTGCGCCTGTTAGTGCATAAGCAATAATCGGCAAATCATAGCTAAGGGAATTAAAGCCAATCGTAACATTACGCTCAAGTATGCCTATCAGTGCCGAACGGTCTAATGTGCTGTTATTGTACTTTTCTATTGCTATCGTTTTACCACTTGCATGATCTTTGAATTGGGCAAGAAAATAATTTGAATAGACTTCGCAATCAAGGGTTATTGTTTTCATAATTAAATCTTTTAGCCATTTGTGCTTTATGCTATAACCGTATAAATATCAAAAAAGGGGCGTTTAAGCCCCTTAGTCTGTTAAGCGTTAATTAAAACGCCATGTCATCATCAAGCAAATCAAACTCATCGGCATCAATACCGCCTGCGCCAAACGGTTCACCGTCTTTAGCGAATTGAACACCGTCAAGCTGTGCATTAACGCGCTTACCGTATGAGTTGTTTTGAACCCATAGTGTAATGATGGCGTTCACATAACATCCAGCATAAACGACGTTATCATCTTCGGTCAAAGGGGTTTTATCTTTGTTAATAACTAACGGGCGTTTTTTGGTCGATGCCTTGATAGTCATTTTGCCTTCAAGCTCTGGGCGACCCGAATCGTCACCGTCTTTTAACACCATCTTATCCGCACCAACTTTAACCTTGGCATCAGCGGCTACTTTTTGCTGTGCTTCGTTAATCTGTGCGATTAGCGCCTTATGTTCTACTTTGTCGAGAATGAATTGAGCGTCATACTTGCCAGTAGATTCACCACCAAATGATGAGTGTTGGAACAATGAAGGAAATGATAGGCGGACGTTTTGCATTTTGATTTTCATGTTGATTCCTTTAGCTGTTTAGGCTGTTTAACGGTTTAGAATGTTTTGTCTTTCGACGGTTCTAATATTACACTGACTTTTTTAATTTGTAAAGTAAAACTTTACATTTTAATCAAAATCAACAGTCGTTACCCCAAAAGCGGGGCGAGGGTCATCTTCTGGTACTAATGCGGGTTTGCCTTCTGGCTTAATAACCAGTTCGCTCAATAGCGTTTTGTTTTTACCTAACGCCTTTTCAGCCTTAGCAACTGATAACAGCTTGCGCGGCTCATAGGCGGCATCGCCTAGCGTTTCGGTCAATAGTTGCTCGGCTGTTGCTTCGTTCGCCCATTGACGTAATGAGCGCCCAGCTACTAGCTTGTAACCTGTGAATGTTTCGCCTGCGTTAACCTTTTCAGTCACATAAGCTTCAACAGCTTCAAGCCATGAAATAATGAGCTTTTTGTTGTCAAGTGCAAAGCGTAATTGCTCATCGGTCAGTTTGTTAACAGGTACTAGCGCGTCATTATCCATACTGTCAAACTCGCTCATAATAACCGCTTGCGTATGGTCGTGTAAGGCTTTGCAAACGGGTTTAGCTCGGCAGAACTGACAAGCCTTTTCACTAGGGGTAAATGGTGCGTTATCTGATAAGGCTAATTGGGCGCGTTCTTTTACCCATTCTGCCCATTGATAAAGCTCATTAACCGTTGTTTCATAAACGCTAATATTATCGACTCGTGGTTGTACGATAGTGATAACCACCGTTTCGATTTCGTCAAATAACATCCCAAAGTCATACAAAGCGCCAAGGGCGTAAAGCATACCTTGTGGGTTTTTATGTGCATCGACTTTTAAGCCTTTGCCGTATTTAAGGTCAGTGACATACAACGTATCGCCTTTGATGCTCAAAGCGTCGCAAGTGCCAAAACCTTCTGGCACGTATTGCCCAAAATTGACGCGCGTTTCAACAAACAGCTCGCCACCAATACTTCGGACATAGTCAAGATAGGTTTGAACATAGTCCGCCATTTCATCAGTGACTTCAAAGCCGTTGAATTTTTGACCTAAATAGTCGTTTGCGTTATTGCCGCTTTTAAGGCATTTCTCCCCAAGCTCGTGGGCAGCCGTTCCCTCCTCAGCGTATGATGACGTTCTATCACCATTGGGTAATGAGTTCTCAAGTGCTACCGATGCTGGGCAGTTGAGCCAACGGTGTGACCCGCTGGCGCTTAGTTTTGCATGGGCTGTCATAGCGCATTAACTTTATCAAAGACAGTTGGAACGTCATTAGCTGATAAGGTTTTAAGGGTCTTAGCATTGTAAGTTGCTAGGATTTCCTTAATCTTGTCGCGGTTGTCAGGGTTGGCTCGTGACTTTTCCATACAAAGCTCGTGCAACTTTTCTACCGTCACGGCTGGTGCGGCGGGCGCGATTGTAGGGGCTTCCGTTGGTGCTTCTGCCTTAGGCGCGGTTGCGGGTGCTTCTGTTGACGACTGTGTTGGCTCTTTTAATACCGCACCGTACGTTACGTTCTTTTGAATCAAAGCGGTCAAGGCTTGAATGGCGGTGGTTAGGTTTTTGATTTCGGTTTCTAGTGACATGCTGTCGCTCCTGTTTAGTCTGTTTGTTTATTTGTAAAATTGCGCTTTACATATTACCCAATCAGCGTTATTATGTAAAGCGTAATTTAACAAATAAGGAACGAAAAGTGAAAAAAGAGATTATCGACTCGGTTATGAAGCATTTTGGTAGTAAGACCAAAACAGCTAAACGGTTAGGGGTCACTAGACAAGCGATTAATTATTGGTATGTGATAGGTGGAGTGCCGCCTGAGCCAGCTATTCGCATTGAGCGTATCACAGATGGTAAATTCAAAGCGGTTGACCTAGTAGTACCTAATGACGTTGATTCGGTAAAAGGTGATGCCGATGCAGTCTAAGAAAGAATGGGTAATTGACGTTCTTGAACAGTGCGCCCGTTATGGTTATCGGACAACACCTGTTTTTGAGAACGGTAAAGCGCAACCCTTTGGAGCGGGTCAAGACTATAAAAACTTGGAAGCATATCGTGGTTGTGCTCATATCGGCTTAGTGTTGGATGACTTAATTTTAGTTGACTATGACGGTAATAAGACAGACGGCATTATGCGCGTTGCTGAGTTAGAGCTAGCGCTTGATGTGCTTTTCATGCCTGAACCAGCTCAAGTTAAAGGCGATTCAATTCATTGGCTTTTTAAGCGTCATCCTGATGGTGCGTTTAAGGCTTCGGCAGATGGTTACTGGTTAGGCGTTGATATTAAGACGGGCAACCAATTAATGCACATTAAGCAAGGTAAAGAGTTGGCGCTTGTCGGGCGTGAGGATATTGAGGAAGCACCTAAAGTATTGTTAGATGCGTTAAAGCCGTCAGATGGTGTGACCATTAGTTATGGTGTTGTATTGGGTCAAACGGACTTAGGCGATTTTGAGGGCTTAATTAGTCACTCAAATAGCAACATGAGCCGCGAGGACTTAGAAGCGCGTTTGTCAAAACTTGATAACAATATGCCAAACTCGGAATGGGTAAAAATTGGTCAAGCCTTGCATGATTGGGACCCAGTTCAAGGTTTGGAATTATGGGAAGCATGGAGTGTCGGGGGTCACACTTATAAAGAAGGTGAGACCGCTAAACGTTGGGCTTCTTTTCGCCAAGGTAAAGGCGTTACCCTAGGCACGTTAATGCACAAGGTTAAGGAAGCGGATTATGAGGACGCAAAAAAGGAACTGACTGCATTTATTGCACAGATAATGACAGCAACCGAACGTGATATTGAGATTAGCATTGCGCCTAAAATTGCTAAGGTGGACTTAACTGATATTGACAGGGAAGTATTAGTTAAACGTATTCAAGATCGTTATAAGGCGCTAACGGATGTTAGACCTAGCGTCACTATTATTCGTGACATGATTACACCAAAGCAAGTTTTTAAGGGCGAATTGGTAAATGACGATGAGCGTCCTAAGTGGTGTAAGCAATGGGTTTATGTGAACGCTCAAAGCGGGTACGTTAGGCTTGATGACTTGGTGGTTAGAAAGGCTGAAGCGTTTAACCTTGAATGCGGGCGTTATGTGCCAATGAATGAGAATGGTAATAAAATCAGCGCATCTAAGTTTGTTAGTGATGGTGGTTTTATTGAGTCGGTCGTTTCAATGGCTTATATGCCAACGTGTGTGGATCGCTTTTGTGAGTTTAATGGTAAACGAGTGTTAAACACTTTTGACGCGCGAACTTTACCTAAGCCCGCTAGTAATTACACTGATGAGGGTTTGCAAGCTATTGAGACCGTCAAAAAACACATTTCGTTTATCTGTAACAATAACGAGCAGTACTCAAAAATATTAACGGAATGGCTGGCGCATAATGTTCAGTTCAAAGGTGTTAAGATTCTATGGTCGCCCGTTATCCAATCAATTGAGGGTATTGGTAAAAGCTGGTTTGGTGAGTTGCTTGAGCGTTGTATAGGTCAAGAGAACGTGGGTACAGTTGCACCAACACAAGCAACAAGTGACTTTAACGGATGGGCAACGGGTGTTTGTGTGAACATTCTTAATGAGCTGAGGGTAAAGGGTCATAATAGGTATGATGCCGTCAATGCGTTGAAACCTTTAATTACTGACTCGGTAATTCAGATTAATGATAAAGGTGTTAAACAGTACAAGACGGCAAACACAACCAATTATATCTGTTTTACGAACTATAAAGATGCTATTCCAATTGATTCTGATTCAAGACGCTGGTGGGTTATCTTTGTGGAGATCGACACTCTTGACGATGTAATCCATAAAACTGGCGATGATCATAGAACATACTTTGCTAAGATATTCGACGCGATACGACAATATCCTGATCAAATTCTAAAATGGCTGTTGGAATATCCAATTAGCAAAGAGTTCTTGGCGTTAAAGCAAGCACCAGCCACAGAGTTTAAGGACATGATGGTGTCGACTGAAAGCGCTTCGCATCATTTCAAAGATGAAGTGAGAGAACTTATCGAGCGTGGCGGTGAGTTCTTTAATAAAGAGGTTGTTTCGTCATCTGATTTGTTCGAGGCTTTACGTCGTGAATGTTTTGACGACGACCAAGAGTTACCGAAACCAACACAACGGAATCAAATATTAAAGGCGCTGGGTTATATGCAATTACCAAACCTTATCAAGGTTAAGGGCAAGCCTAGGCGCATTTGGGCGAAGAAGTTTATGGACAATGACAAGGTTCGAGAACTGTTAGAAAATCCACTTGCTGATGATTTTCCTTTTTAACATAGCCCCGAAAGGGGTTTTTTAATGGTTTTTGAGGTAACAGGTAACAGTAAAAGGTAACAAGCTAAAAAACCTGTTACCTCCTGTAACTTATTGATTTTATACTTTATTTATTATAAAAGGTAACAGGTAACAGTAAATTATAAAAAAAGTAATATAGAATTATAAAAATAAAAAAGGGTGTATATTTAATATTATATGATAGAGGGGAGTAGGAAAAGGTCTGTTACCCATACCCTGTTACCTTTTGAAAATCGGGACAATCGCGTTGGCCATTTGTCGCTAGTTGTTTACAAGTACCATGTGTTTTGGTATAGTTGGAATTGTGGCAGGTAGGCATACCGCTGGCATCGACACCCAGCAGCCACATTTAATTTTAATCAGTGTCGCTTCTAGTCGAGGAGATCAGAATTATGCAAAGCCTACAAACGCAACACGCAAAAGCCTTAACTGAATTGGGCATATACAACACACAACATCAAGCAAACCTTATCATTCAAAGCATCCTAGACTTAGCCAAAGAACTGAGTATCAACTATCCGCAATACGGCTTTGAAAATCACTCAGATGGTTTTTACGCGCTATTGGAATGCAAATCAAATCTTGAAACGGTTTGCTCAATGGTTGATAATCCAAACTACAAACTTGCTATTGGTGACTTGCAATGACCTACCACGAAGCCGCGAAAATCTTAAAACTTTACCAGCGATACTTAACCACGAGCGCTACAATGGACGAATTGAACCTAACACCGACGCTGGTAGCTAAAGCGCTCGATGTTGCGATGGTGGCGATTCAGGACGCTCTAAAAGGGCAGGCGGATGGGTATTCGCAATGATGCAAGTAGAACAAATCGCAACGGTTGATTTAATTCCGTACGCACGCAACAGCCGTACGCATAGCGATGAACAAGTTGCACAAGTCGCAGCGTCAATACGCGAGTTTGGTTTTACTAACCCAGTATTGATTGATCAGGATAACGGTATTATTGCAGGACATGGGCGCGTAATGGCTGCAACACGCTTAAAACTCGACACAGTGCCTTGTATTCGACTTTCACACCTAAGCGATACACAGAAGCGGGCATACATCATTGCAGACAACAAACTAGCCCTTAACAGCGGATGGGATGATGAAATGTTGAAGCTGGAACTAATGGACTTAAATGAGCTAGGTTTTGATGTTGCTTTGACGGGTTTTGATGCTGAGTTTCTCGAAGACGAAGCGATTGATGATTTTGAACCAGAATTAAACAGCAATGATCGTGACCCTATTCGAAATATGACTTTTACCGTATCAGATGAACAGCATGAGATTATTGAGGAATGCCTAAAAATAGCTAAAGAATTTGAACCCAATGATCCTATGGGAATAAATGAAAATAGCAATGGTAACGCGCTTTGGTACATTTGTGAAACATTCAAGACCACTAAAGGCATTGCATAATGAGCGCACTTGAAATAGAAGTGAAACCAATCCCAAAATCAAAAGCTGATGAAATTGTAAAGAAGCATCATTATAGCGGCAAAGTGGTGCAAAATAGCCAGCTATGCTTCGGGGTTTGGTATAAGGGCGTTTTAATGGGTGCAATGCAATTCGGACCACCAACTGACAAACGAAAGATATTACCACTGGTAAAGGATAGCGGATGGAACGAAATGTTGGAATTGAACCGCATGGCATTCAGTGACCATTTACCAAGGTTTAGCGAAAGCCGAGCAATTAGTCTTGCGTTTAAGTGGATGAAAAAAAACGCACCTCACATAAAATGGGTGGTTAGTTTTGCAGACGGAACGCAATGCGGACACGGGACTATTTATCAGGCTAGTAATTTTAAGTTGTCACAGATTAAAGAAAATAGTCGACTAATTGAATTACCTAATGGCGAAAAAATACATTTATTAAGCATGGACGTATCTAAAGGGGGAAGCAAATACTCCTCCGATATGAAAAAGAACGGAATGACTTCTGTAAAAGAATACCTTGATAAATTCCACAACGGATGGAAGCCGTTAACAGGTTATATGTACCGTTATATCTATTTCATAACGAAGGACGCAGAAAAACGATACACGGGCGAGTTCGTACCGTTTGCAAAGATAAAAGAACTCGGTATTCAAATGTATAAAGGCGAATGGGTGAATAATGGCATTCAGCAATCGTGATTGGGAAATTGTACGCGCATATTACGAGCGAGGCTTATCGCTCGCTGATATTGTTGCGCGTGACGATGTGGCTATTACTGACCGCAGTTCAATTAGTCGCAAGGCTAAAATCGAGGGTTGGGTTAAGGGCGAAAAATCAACACTGTTGAATAATGAGATACAAGCAAAACAAACACTTGCAGAAATAAATCAACAAAAATCAACACTAAATTCAACAGATGTTGCAATTCACGACAAGCTGGTTGATGAAAGATTACGTCACATTGAGTTCTTTAACAAGTCAGCGTTAAAGAACCAACAGCTGGCAAATCAAAGGTTGAGCGCAACCCTTTCAATATCTGAATTAGAGGCGCATAGCCGCTTAACTGCTAAAAACAAAGAGACGGTAGTTGGCAAGCAACCCGACACCGCTATTCAAATCAACAACAACCAAACTCCTAGCCGCATTGAGCGCGTGATTGTCGATGTGGACTCTTAAGATTGAAACGCCTAGATGGTCAGTTCCGCTTTTGCGTCCTAATCGCATAAAAGGCGCTAAGGGCGGACGATCATCTGGCAAGTCGCATACGTTCGCCGAGATGCTTGTTGAGGAGCATATTCACGACAAAGATCTGCAAAGCGTTTGTATTCGTGAAATTCAAAAGTCACTTAAATTTTCAGCTAAAAAACTAATCGAGAGCAAAATACGCGAGTTTGGTGTTTCGCACTTGTTTGAAATCACGCTAACCGAGATTAGGCGAGTTGATGGCCAAGGGTTGATTATTTTCCAAGGTATGCAAGACCACACCGCCGATTCAATTAAATCGCTCGAAGGGTTCGATAGGGCGTGGGTAGAAGAAGCTCAAAGCATATCGAAACGAAGCCTAGAGCTGTTAGAGCCAACGATACGAAAAGACGGAAGCGAGATATGGTTCACATGGAATCCAGATCAGCCGACCGATCCAGTTGAGCAGTTATTTAACGACACACCAGACGCGATACTCGTCCACGTCAACTATACCGACAATCCTAAATGCCCTAGCGAAATGATTAAGCTGGCAGAAAAGACAAAGCGCAACGATCCAGACAAGTACGCGCATATTTGGCTAGGTCAATTCAACACCAAGTCGGAAAAGCAAATCCTTAACGGTAAATGGCGTGTTGCTGACTTTGAGCCACAACATGATTGGGACGGTGCTTATTTCGGCATGGACCACGGATTTGCTACCGACCCAATGACGTTGGTTAAGTGTTGGATTGCAGGTCGAACGCTTTACATTGAGAAAGAGCGCTTTGGTCACGGTATCGAAATCGCCGATATGGTCGAGTTTGTTGAAGTTATGCCAGAGGCGGTTAATCACACCATTCGAGCAGATAGCGCAAGACCTGAGATTAATAGCCATTTGCGAAACGCTGGCCTTAATGTCGTGTCTGTTGAGAAGTGGGCAGGAAGCGTTTTT